GCTTTTTTGATTTTCCCATGCCAGTTGATGCGCGTGCCTGCTTTGACGAGGCTGCCGTCGCCGGTCAGCGTCCCCAGCAGCTCCGGCGCGAGGCTGATTGTTTTATCGTCCAAAGCGTTTGCCGCCTGTTCGATGTACGGGCGCATTTTTCGTGCCCTCTCGGTGTACGTCATGGTGCTGCCTCCCCCAGTAAGATCTTTGCCGCCGTCTCGGTGTCGAGAAGCCGCTCACGCAGCTGCTCCGGGCTTGCCGTCTCGATATCAAAATTGTCTGTGACAAGCTTATCCGTCTCCGTGTAGGTGTACGGCGCGCCGTCAATGTCAATTGCCTCATCGTACTCTGCGCCCGTCTCAACCTGCCGGATGAGATAGCCCGCATCCGAGTACGTCCGGTACAGCTCCACGCCGTCCGTGCGCGTTTTGTAGTGCTCTCTTACGATCATGCTCACACCCCCACAATATGGTCTGCCAGCGAACTCCAGTTTGTTGCCGCTTTCCACGCGGCCACCAGAGACGCGGGCACTCTGATTTCCAGCTGCGCGTGCGTCGCATCAAACGCGTTGACGTTAGCCAGCGTTGGCACGGCGGTACAGTGCGTAAGATCCACAAACCGCAGCGGATAGCACCTCTGAAACACCTGCGCTGGGATGCTCGCGATATCCCCGAGGCACGTCACCCGGCGCAGCGCGTTGGCACCCTGAAATGCGGCAGCGACAAAGGTTGTAGCGTCCGCTGGGATGGTTGCTTCAAGCAAGGAGACGTCACCGCTGAAATCACCAACTCGGCCATTTACAGCTTTGATGTGGACACGCTCGAGCGCTTGCATTGTGTATGCGGTCGTTACAGCAGCATTTAATTGCCGCACAGCCGTACGGGATAGGGTGTATAAATCTGTATAGTCCATCGTACCAGGCCCAGCGATGGCGCGTAAGTTGGTGCAGCCGTAAAATGTCCTAACCACGTTTGTAATGCTTTGGATAACGATCACACGCAACTGCGTTGCCTGATTAAATGTTAAATATCCTTTAACTTCCACATTCTGTGGAATAGAGATACTTTCAAGTCGACTACAGGCCTGAAATGTTTTATTGGTTATGGTTGTTGCCCTTGCACCGACCTCAACCCTCCGCAGCATCGTGCAGCGACCTATGTCGGTGTTGCCGTTTGCAATCAGCATTCGATCATTTGAGCCGTTCCCAAGCTGTATTGTCGTACCTTCTTTGACGCTCATAGTGATCACGTACGAGCCGCTGGAGGCGTACACATGCCGATGCTCAATCCAAGAATCTTTGTTTACCGTTTCCGGGGTCGTGCCGTCGCCCCAGTCAACAGTCGTGGTGTTTATGTTTGATTGCCAGTAATTGAGCACAAAATCGTCCCACGTCTCGGTGTCCACGTCGACGTAGAGCCTTGTCTTGCCGTCATCGGTAATGTACAGCGCGCCGATATCGAGCTCACGGCCTGCGTCCTTGATGTCTTGGAGCGTCCAGTTCCAACCCTGACAAATTAAGCCGTCATGGCTCGGAAGGGGCGGCAGCTCGGTCTTTGTGGCCAGCTCTGCGAGTGTCCAGCTGTAGAGCAAAGTGCCGTCATAGTCCCAAAAATTGATGTCCGACTCCTTGGGCGGGGTGGTATCTAACGTGCCGGTGATCTTCGCGCCCGAAGCGTCGTGCGCTGTCACGCCGGATTTGAGCGTCGCGGGTGTTACAGTGTCCTCGGTCAGGTCGATGAGTGTTTTTCCGGCGTAGACGATCTTGCTCTTTTTGGTCTCAGCTCCGGGAATCTCAGGTGCCGCCATACGCTCACGCTCCTGCCTTCTTGCCGATGGTGACGGTCACGCCGCCAGCAGCGTTGGGCGTCTCGTTGTAGTAGATGGCCGCCACGTTGACCTGCGACATGTAATCGTAGCCGGGGTCCGGCAAAATCGTCTGCGCGGTCGTCAGCGGCTCGACGGATTTAGTCTGTGCCTTGATGGCCTCGCCGCTGTACGTGCCCGTCACGCCGAGGATCGTCACGCCCGCCTTGATGTTCCCGGCAATGAGCTTTGCAGCCTCTGTGGGGTCGATAGCGACCTTGCCGCTTCCGTCGTGGTATCCGATGGGGACAATGTACTCGCCCTTGACCGTCGTGATCTTCGCGGCCACCGCGCCGTTGTTCGGCATTTCGCCGGTGATCAGGCTGCCACGCGCGCCCGCCGTCTTGCCGAAGAGAATTTCCGAGGCCTTGACGGTCGCGCCGGACGTGTCGAGGTCAAATTTACACGTGCCGGTATGCAGCTCGCCGTCCGAGCCGTGATACTTAAAGCCAAGCAGGACTTTGCCCGGCTCTACCGTGTCGGCGGTCAGGTCTAACAGCACCTCGCCGCCATAGATAAATTTACTTCTGCCCAAAATTTACACCTCCGATGCAATGTAGACCGTCGTGCCGGTCTCGTTGGATACCTCATAGTATGGGACTTTTGTGACGGTCACATCGTCCGCCAGCAGCTTGTTTTTCGTCGGCAAAACAACCGGCTCAAATGCCTTCGGCACGACCTCATAGTCTCCCTCATACGCCTCGCCGCCCTGATAGACCACCTTCGCGGGCTCAATCCGCATCCGAATCTCCGGCTGCGAAAGCACCATTTTAAGCATATCCCGCCTCCTTTAGGAAGCTCTTCACGTCCACCTGAACGATCTCCGCCGCCTGCTTATTTCCGTCTGCGTCGGTCAGCGCACATTGCAGACTCACCGCCCCCGGGCGCAGGCGCATAGCGTCTTCGTACGGGATTTTTACCAGCAGGTGCGTTTCGTCAACGACTACCGGCGTGTACTGGAAGAACTGGCATGCCTGTTTTACGTAAAATTCCAGTTTTGTCACCTTTGTCAGATCGGTTCCCTCTACTTCCACCGATAAAGCGTTCGCGATTTTCTGAAACACTTAATCACCCCCCGCTCTGCTGTGATTCAAATACATCCAGTTCGTTCTTTGCTTTGATGAACGTCGTCGTGTCGTCCGAAAGCGAGATGGTAGGCAGGAGGCGCGTATCAGTCGAATAGTCGTGATATGCGATAGACCCACCCATAATGGCATATGCAGTATCGCCGACGAACAAAAGGTGTTGTGGAATCGCCCCGCTCGGAAGCATCGCTTCGTTCACAACCGCAGTTGGGTCGGCTGTTGTCCATGTGTGCCACTTATTGGCAAATACTAAGAGCGTGTTGCTCGCTGCGATTGCACATGATTCTCCATTGTTTTCATACCCACTGTTATTTCCGACAATCTGGTATTCCCAGTTTGTAAGGTCGACGGATGATGCAAGCACCACGATACCGTTATTGCTATATGTTGAGGCTCCATCAATAAGCGTGTAATACTTCCCATTCATGAAGCAAACCGCTGACATTGCGTTTGCTCCATTTGCAATTTTTGTAATTTGCTGTTCTTTCAGCGTAAAGGAAAAACCGCTTGCATCACTGCTTACTGCCACTGAAAGTGTTGTAGATGTCCCGGACGAATTATAACTTCCAACTCCGCACAACACCCAATTTCCATTTACATGCGCGAAAGATGCATTGGTGAAGTAGTACTCAGGGAATTGATTAATTCTTGTGCCTTGCCAAGAACTAATGGTCTCCGGCGTTTCCGTATGATAAATTGTCGTTCCGAAAGATCCGGGAATCGCCCACGCAAAAACTCCATCATACGCATCCAGCCCGTAGATAGTCATATAATTCCAGCTGTCGCTTTCATGGTCTTCCAAATTGCTCCACACGCTACTACCAGCCTCGCAATACAGCCTGCCAAGCTTTGTTCCCCCATACGGGCCTGACGGGAAAATTATTAAGCATCTGCTATCTGTACATGCGATATGCAGTCTTGGTGACGATGCGTTTGCAATTTGTGTTGTTACGGTATACTCTTCCGTCCACGTTCCAGTTAATTCCGTCGCGCTCAGAATTGATATTACAGAGTTATAAGTATTTGACCCTGCTGACGTCAGTGTTTTTCGAACCGCAACTATCCAGCGCCCATCAAAATATACAGCCTTGCTTACCGAATTTATATGCCCTGATACCGGGAACGACACTCCATCCCACACAACACCTTCGGCTGAAATTCCGCGCAGCAGTTGACACAGCTGCGGATACTCCGTAAATGTCACCTGCGCCCCGTCGCACTTCAACCACGCATCTCCCAGCCTCTGCGCAGGGCTCGTCCGGATGGTGCCGATGGGTACGATGCGGTCGACCATGTGCCGGAACGCGTCGTCGACAAGTGGGTTCGCATACGGCAATCTGAGAAAGCGCCCCGTGGAATCTTGGAGCATTGTGCGCGTGTTGAATGGCGTGCCGGTATCGTCCGGGTCGTCTGCACGCGTCATGTCGTAAGTATCTGTCTGTCCGGCAACGGGCTTGAGCTTTACCCGCCCCGGAAATTTTGGAGTTCGGTCTTTCATGTTATTCCCCCATGTCTCCTGCGTATAGTTCCGCGTCCGCGTAAACCCAGCCGACCTCCCGACTCTCCAACACGTCATCTACGGCGATGATCGTCTTTTCGATGTTGTTCGCGCCCTCCCAGTCTAGTTCGTTGATTTTTGCCGGAGGGCGCGGGGCAGGATTGACAACTGCGTCGTATACGGCGTTCGCGGATTCGATATAAGCGTCCATAACGTCTTTGTCGAGCACTTCGTCAGAACCATAATCCTCCCGCACTTCTGCCGGAACGTCGATACAGTGCGTTCTCAGCCGGTCACGGATAGTGATAAGAGCCGTGCCGACGCGGTTCAGGTCAGACGCTTTGTAAGAGCCTTTCAAGCCCGCTTCAAAGTCTGCCTTTTCCTGCTCCGTGAAGTCGCTCCACAGCTTCTTGTAAAGCTTCTCAGAATAGGAAGCGTCAGCCTGCGTCCGGTCGGTGATTAAGGTTTTCATAATTCTCATGCAGAAGCCCCCGTTCCTACGATGTCACACTCAGCCGCCGCGATGCCGCTCAGTTTAATGGTCATGCTCGTTATCGTCCCGGTAATGTGGTCATCCCACGGAGTTGTGGTGTCTACATAGTCACCGGGAAGCTCCTTGTCCATGACGATTTGAACGCCGTGCGTCTGCCGCCGCATATAATAGTCAAAGACGTGCTGCGTTACCGCTGCAACATTCGTCGAGTTGACAAGCGTCGCGTCCTTGACTTCTATGACGTTCGGCTTGGTCGAGGCCGTAATGTTCGGGTTCTGTTTTACCGTGACCGCCGTCGTGTGGAAATACTTTTTCCCGCCAACTTCAACCGTATCGCTTCCGCTGCCGGACGTGCTGTACGTGTGCGCGGTAACTCTTACCTCGGTCACGATGGCAGACTGGCTGACTTCGCCGCCGACGTAGAGCCGGTTCATAGGAATCACCGTCGGTGTTTCCTCAGACAGCCTCCATACCTTCACGTTTCCTGTTCCGCTGGTGTCCACAACAGCCCGAAGCGCAAACGCCACCTGCTGCAAAGCTTCCCTTCGCGTGCAATCAGGAATGTATCCTGTCAGTTTCTCTGTCTGTAGTTCCTCCGAAAGCTCCAAGACGAAATACCCGCCGAGGATGCTTTCTAAAACCGTTTTCGCGTTGGAATTAGAATAAACAACAGCCGGGAATGGGTCTTCGTCCAGAATCCCCAAAGCGTCGATGCAGGAAACGTTGTATACGTTTTTGCTTACGCGGGTAGATTCGTCGATGTAAAAAGTGCCGATTTTCGTCTTCCCATTGTACGCATAAACGGGCTGCTTTTCTTGGAAAATAAAATCAATATCTTCCATGCTGTCCAGCGTGAAATCCAGCGTGTTAATCGCCAGCTCGTCGGATATGATGTTCAGTTCTTCGGTCGCCTCAACACTCCGAAGCTCCTGCCGCTCGAACTCTCGAACGATGCCGAAAAGAATCAGCGAGATTTTAATTGGTCTATCTGGAAGATTTGTCTTGTTGAACTGAATCGTAACTTTGTTGTATAGCTCCACGGTCTTCTCGCAGAAGTAATTGCCACTGTTCGGGAAGAACTGTTGCGTTGCCAGCTGCGTTGTTCCGTTGTACCACGTCAGATTCAGGTCGCTGCAATAGTCCCCGGTTTCCCCGTCAAATTTGAAGTAGATGCCGAGGGACGTAAACTGCCCGTCAAGCGAAATCTCAATGGTAGGCGGCGTTTGGAACGTACAGTCTGCGCCGCTCCGAGGTGTCGACCAGAAGCCGACCGGCTCAGATTTTGGCTTGAGCTTTCGCGTGCCGTTCAGCACCCATTGATTCTGCTCTGTCGTTGCCACTGGCCCCTCGAATGCCCCGAAGGGCAGAAGCGAGGTTTTTGAAATACCCATAGCCTCGCTTGCTGTCACGCTCGCAGCCGCCGCAGAACCAACCGCAACGTCCTCATACACAACTTTTACACTCATAGCGGCGTCCTCTTCGGCTTCATCGCAACAAAATTAAATGTAAGGTTTCCCCATTCGTTCTTCTGTCCGTAAGCTGTCAACAGTTCATCGTCTCCGTTTGCAACATACGCCTCGAAGGTCAATGTCCCTTGTGCATACGGAACGGTGAGGGAATGGCTGTCGACAGGTGCGGAGATTGCTTCGTAGAACCTGTCGTATTCCGCCGGGTCAGTTCCAACCGGGTCAAGCTCCACGCTGTAGTTGTAAAACGTGCCGATGATGTCGCGCACCATCGCGCCGGTCATCACGCGCCCCGCATTATCGCCGTCCAGAACCGCAAAAGAGCGTTTCAGACTGGTTACATGCAGGTTCGGATACGCCGTGCCGTCTAGGGTCAAAACACTCGTCATGCCTTCACCCCCGCCAGCCTTACGCCTACACGCTGCGTTTCTTCGTTGTTCGCCTTATAGACAGCCCGTGCAAACTCTCTGCCGTTGAGCTGCAAGATGATCGTCTGCGACCGTCCGCCGGATTCGTTCATAGCCTGTTTGAATGCCTGCACCATTGTCTCAAGCGGCGTTTCGATGTTCGTTCCGCTCTTCTGGTCGCCCAGCACCGCCATAAACTCCCGGTTCGGCGGAATAACCGCGCCTTCTGCCAGCCTCGGAAGCGCAACCTGACTGACAAGCGGAATGCTGATGCCGAAGGACTTGCCGCCGATGATGGGAACCCAGTCCGGAATCTCAAAGTGGATGGTATTCAAAGCGGAAATCAGAAGGTTGATACCGTCGATAATGAAGTTGATCGCCGCCTCAATGATGGCAACAATGTTGTTCCAGATACCCTTGAAGATCTCGGTGACACCCTGCCATGCCTTTGTCCAGTCTCCGGTAAATACGCCAACAATGAAGTCAATGACGCCCTTCAAGATGTCCTTGATGTTTTTGTATACATCTGAGACAAATTTCCCATATGTTTGAAATATTGATGCAAGCAGCGGGCTCTTGGATTGCAGCCATGTGATAAACATGTTCCACGCATCCTTGATGGAGTTCACAATGGCGTTCCATGTCTGCTTCATTCCTTCCCATATCTGCTTAATGCCTTCCACAGCAAGCTTCATGTCTCCGGTGAATACGCCCTTGAAGAACTTCCCGAACCCGTCTATAATATTTTTTAATCCTTGAATCAGTTCTTCTCCATGTCCGGTGAAGGACACAAGCGCAACCAGCGCGGCAAGGAAACCTGCAATCAGAAGTGGAATCCAGCTGCCCGTCAGAAGCGAAATTCCGATACCAGCAGCAAGCAGCCCTGCGATGATCGTAAGCGTATTCACCAAATTAAAGCCGTTTTCGATAACGTCTTTGATACCGACAACCAGCATGGCAAGACCGCCTACAACCAGTGCAATTCCTGCCGCGATTGGTCCGAAGGCGATTGCAAGCCCAACGGCAAGCGCGGCAAGACCTGCCAGCATCCCGAGGAAGTTTTGTAAATCAATCCCGTTATTCCAAGCATCCAACCAGAAGTATACAAGCGCAAACGCACCGGCAACAGCAAGAGCGATACCCCAAATCTTGCTCAGGTCGTTCGTGAACAAGCTCGCGATTTTCCATGCCAGAAGCCCTGCTGCAATCGCTCCTACCAAGCCGAGAATGTCGTGGAGCTTATCTTCTGCCATGTCGAGATTCGAGAAGTCCGGTGCGATCTCCGTTGATGCCGCGCCACCACCTCCGCCAGCGCCAGACGCTGTGTTGTCTGTAAGCTGGTTGATCTCATCGAAGCTTGCCATGCTTTTACTTGCGTCTTTTGCCGCCGCCCCAACACCTTCCAGCGCCTTTTGCTCGTCGTTCAGCCCTTGCGCGGCTGATTTCTGCGAAGACCAGCTTTTCCCGGACAGCATACCGAAGAACTTTGCGATTGCTGTAACAACCTGTGTCAGAATGTTCACAAGCTTCACAAAAACAGGAATCACGACTTGAAGAATCGGCTGCGCGAGTGTCAGAAGCGCCGCCTTGAGCCGCGCCACAGCTGCGCGTGCTTCGTCGTTCTTCATAATGGTTTTTCCAAGCCATGTTCTAAGACTTTGCAGCGCTCGAGTAATCAAGGAGAATACCAGAACGCGCTTAAAAAGCCCGGAAACACGCTTGCTGAACGTGTTCATGCTGTCGGAAACCTTCTTCGCGGCGGTCTCCATTCGCTCTGTTGCGCCGCTTGCGTTTGTGATTTGCTCCGTGAGTTCTCCGGCTTTTTGCTTCGCAGCGTCCAAAGCAGAAGTCTGCGCGATCACTTTGTCCGTGATTTTTGCATATTTCCCGTCCAAACTCTCAACGATCTTGTCCTGCTCTTTTAAGATTGCTTCCTGCTCTTTGATTTGCGCCGCAACTTCCGTCTGCCGTCCGTATGCTGTGATATAAGCCTCCGGAGACGCAGCCACCTCACCGGACGTGATCTGCCGAAGCCGCTCGGATTCCGACCGCAACGATTTCAGCGCATTTTCTGCCTGTTTTGCAGATTCTTTTGCTGCGTCAAGCTGAGATTTCAGGCCACTTTGCTCTCCGGTGCTTTTTTTCAGTTCGGCTTCCATCTTGTCGATTTTCGCCGTCAGTTTATCAAGCTCCTTCTGCGCGTTTTTTGCGTCGACCTCCGCTTGAACAACGATTCTTCCATCTGCCATTTTCTCACCACCTTATTTTGAAATGCCCCATGCGGCGAGAACGTCTTTCTCTGCCTCTGTGTATGTAACTTTCAAATCGATTATATCCCTGTTCTTTCGGTAGAACTCCCGCTCCTGCTTGTCCAGAGGCTTCCCGTGTGCCTTTTTGTCCCGAATACGAACCACTTGAGCAAACAGGCAGTCTCCAATCTCCTGATAGTAAGACAGGAACGACCACCAGTGCAGATACTCAAGCGACCGAACCTCGCAACCGGCGATTCTGTTCACGGGGGCAATAATCATGTTGAAGTCCTGCTCCCATGACATCAGCACGGGTTCCCGCTTCTTTTCTTTGCGTTCTTCCCCACGGTCTATAAACCGGAAACACTGGTTCAGAGCTTCCTGATAGTCGCTGGATGGCATTTCCTCAAAGTCGGGATAGAAGATTCTCAACGATGCCTCCGCCTTGTCCTGCTCGTCAAGCTCTCTATCAACAAGGGCGGTGAGGATATCCAACACCGCCCGATAGTCAGACCGGATTTCGTATTCTGTTCCGTTTACATTGACCGATGTCGGTAAAGACCAGATTACTTTTTCCATCTTTCCATATATTTCTTGATTCTCGGGTTCGTAGCCTTCTGTTCTCTCGCAAAGGTAGTGTCGATCTGGTCGATGATGCCGAGCATCAGATTGCTCCATACAGGCAAACCGTCAGCCAGTGCGAGGACGTTCATAGAGCCGAAAAGAGGCGTGCAAAGCGGAACCCCGAAAAGGCTGTCGATCGTATCGCGCATTTCGTTGCTTTCTCGACGCGCAATCTCAAAGATTTCTTTTTTGTTCGCGTTCTTTTCCACTTCTGCCTGATATTTCCGCTGACGATCTTCCAAGCCGTTGAACACGTCAAAAATTTTCTCTACAATTTCTGCGTCTGTCGGGTTGAACTCGAGCGTTACTTTGTCGTTGATGTTGATTTTTTCAACGCCAGTTGCAATCTTGATGTCCGCCATCTATCGTCCCTCCTTATGCCGCGTCCGGCGTAAACGTAATTTCTCCGTTGGAACCAACCGCCGCAGTGCCGGTGATTCTCTCGCCGCCCGGCGTTACCGTAAGCGGCATACCTACGAAGCCGCCGCCTTCGCCGCCAAGACCTGTCGCCTCGATTGCAGCGCCCTTGTATCTCTCTGCAAAAACAGCCGTTTTCTTCGTGCCTGCGTAATGATGCACGATAAGAATGTCCTGATTCGCCAGAGCCGCCGCGTTCTGTTCCTTAACGGCGAGGTTCCAGATATGCGTAAGCGCAACATCTCCGGCATCGAGTTCGCACGGTTCAAAGTCCTGCGTAATGATGGGCTTTTTCATCGTGGTTCTGGTCGTGCCGATGATGTCCTTTTTGGAATCCTTCTGCCAGTCGTATTCCATGCTGGAATCCGTTACGCGCGTCCCAAGCGGCGACCATACGGCGGCGGGATCAGTACCCGTATTCACACAAAGAATCAAAAGTTCTCTGTCTACAGGCTGCCCAGCAACGGTGTTAAAGGTCATATTTTCTGCCATAGTTAAATCACCTCATATTTCATCTTCATTAAGATTTGATGGTCTTCCGAACCGTCCTTGTATGGGTAAAGTAACGCCGCGCGGCTGGATACATCCATGCGCCGGACGCGGATTCCATCGCCCAAAGACGGATAATTCTGCATCGCCCAGTCTCCGAATCGATTCAGCACTGCGTCCGCTTTCAGGCGCTTGTCGTTGCTGCTGCCTGGGAAGATACGGGCGATAATTTTGAACTGGTATTCTGCTTCATGCCCGCCCAAGATGTATTTCTGTGTGATGTATGTGCCTGGAATCACGGACAGAGCCACGCTTGCAGAATCAGCGGCGAGGAACTCATAATTGATGGTTGCAGCCGGGAGATCGTCATCCGAAAACGAGTTTACCCAGACCATCATTTTTCTGGATATGTCCTGTTCTTCCTCGGAAGAAACAAGCTTTTTTTCTTTTTCAGAGCCCATTTTTCACCGCCTTATCTGCAACTCGAATCCATTTGTCAAGGTTCTCAGCCTTTGAAGCCTCGAACCAGTGTGATTGTGCCTGCGCGTGTCCGGATGTCGTGAACACAAGGTTTTTGTCTGTCAGAACCTTCGTCCCGCCCTTTGGCGCGTATGTGCTTCCAGTCTCCGGGTCAACCATAACTTTCCCGTAATACAGAAACCGTGCATATGGCCCCGGATAGATGATCGCATTACCGTCCACAAGTGTTCTCTGGTCGAGAGAGCCCGTCAGGAACGGCACATACGGGCTTGTGTCCTTTTTTACCTGTACAGCAACAATGTGTTCGGCTTTTGTGCAAGCCCGTGCTATAGCCTCCTGAAGCTCGTCAAAGCCATCGGTTTTCACACTGAATTTCAGCATTACGTGCCTCCGACCTGCCAGTGCTGCATAGAAGGACTGCCGAAGTCCTTCATGTCCACCTTTGTCACTTTGTACACATCGTCGTAAAACATCTCAATCTGTTCTTCCGTCTTGTCCGGCTCGACTACTTCACCTTTCACAAAGAAGGTAGTGCCGCCGTTACCGTCCGTGGATAGCGTCCAGATTTTGCTTTTATCAGTTGCTCGCCAGAACTCTTGCGGTCCGACATAGCGCTTCTCCGCTCCTGTCACGCCGTCTACGGCTGGCGAGGAAAACGGAATGTACAGATTCACCGCGTCCGCTCCTTCAAGCCCGCTCGCGCGGACGTTGGCAGCTTTCGACGCTTGGAGCATTACGCCACGAATCACTGTGATATAGCGTTTCTGCGTGTCATTGAAATCCTGGTCTTGCTCCTGCGTGACGTTGTAGATTGTTACGGTGTGGGGGGCGTACATGCAAAACACCTGCCTCTGTAAAGAAGCCCGGTATGGGCTAGATATTCACGCGCTACGCTTGCAAGAGCCTTCTTCGCCTCCGAAGCCGCTTTCAATGCAGACACGGAAGAATCACCGCCGCTGCGAAGCGTCCGGGAATAGCCGCCTACAGTCTCGCTCTGCAATTCTCCTTCGTCAGATGCAAGCCCGGCGGACACATTTTTTCTGGCAAGCTCCTGTGCCGTGTCGATCAGCATATACTGGTCGGCTAAGGCACAGCAGCACATTTTTACAGCATCCAGCTCTGCAAAATCCTTTGCTCGGTTTTGCGTGTAGTAGTCAAGGAAGGAACTGGCGCGTGTCGCCAATCTGCAAAAACTATCCGCGTCTACAGTTCCCATGTAAGTATCGCAGTAGTATTCATAATCAGCGTAGATCATCACTCCACCCCTTCCAGAACAGCCAGAATTTCAGCCTTTTTCATGGAACTGTTGACCCCTTCCACCCCGTTTTCCTCAGCATAATCGAGAAGCTGTGCTTTCGTCATGCCGGAAAACGTGGGCGGTTCAGAGGCAGGCGCTCTCAACAGTTCATTTAACCCCCCGCCGAGATCGTGCCGACTACGATGCCGTCCATGCGCTCTGCGAACAGCGCCATACCGTTGATAACGGTATCGGAGGCGGTCATGTTGGTGTAGTCCGGCTCCTCATGGATGCCGATATAGCCGGTTGCGTCGGTGGTGAAGTCAAACACTTCGCCAAGATCTGCGCCGTTCACGGGGATGTAATACAGAACAATGTTGTCCTTCGCCGTAGCGTAGATCTTACCCTTCGGAACACTGGAATTGAAGATTACAGTGCCAAGGCCGAGGAAGTTCTCCACGTAGGTCATTCCGAAAGCGGTCTGCAAGGTAATGTTCGCCGTTGCGAGGTAGTCTGCCACATCCAGAGGGTTCATGAAATAAACCGCACCGATCTCGTCGTCCTCGAACAGAACCTGCAACTGCCCCCACGCCTGCGCAAGGGTAGCCTGGAATGTCGTGCCCGTCGCCGTTCCTGTGCCGGTGGCGAGGAACGCAAAGAAGTCCTTCCGGATGCCCTTCTGCACGTCCTTGAGCATCTCGTCTGTGGTCATTTCCACCGCCTGATCGTAGCCACGGTCGGTGATAGCCTCAGCAGACGTTGCCTTTCTCCACTTCTTGAGCGTGATCTCCTGATAGTTCACGGCTTCCGTTTTGTACTTGCTCAGGGGAATGGTTTCACCTTCCGCCACGGCACCATCTTCCAGCGTGCCGGTAGCCTTGTAGCTCTTGAGCACGGTGCCAGCCTGCTTTGCGATTTTGCGGGTAACGCCAAGAGCCTCCATCAGCTTCTTGATGGAATAGCCGAACATTTCGGTAAATTCGATCTCGCGAACTCGCGCAAGATCAGCTTTTTTAATCAGCTTAGGATCAACAGCCATAATTAATCTTCCTTTCTAAACAAATCCATATTTGCGGCGATTGCAGCGCGCCGCTCCGCTCTGTCAGTGATTTGCATGATATCGTCTTTCGTCATCGCCTTGCCGCCGTCGTTGAGACGTGCGCCCATGTCCACACGGACAGAAGGCTTGGATACAAGTCCTTTATAAGTTCCTTCGATAAGTGCATCGAGGCTCTTTGTGTCCTTGATTTTCTCACCGTCCATCTCCAATGCGGTCATTTCCTCGCCGCAGCCGCGCATGGCAAGATCGAGATTTGCGCCTGTGATATTTTTGCTTTCAAAGTAAGCCCGAACAGCCTTTTCCTTTGCCGCCTTGCTTTCCTTTGCTGTGATGCCGGATTTATATGCTTCGAAGTCCGAGTGTTCTTTTTCGTACTTCTCCTTATATCCGCCATCGCCCGCCGCCTTGAGGTCTTCCAACTGCTTTTGAACGCCGGGCAGTTTCTCCGCATCAGCCTTGTACTTGCTGACATCAGCCTTCAAGCCGTCTACGGTATCGGTATGTGCTTCAATGATGGTGTCCACCTGTTCGTCGGTGAGTCCCATGCCTTTCATTAATTTTCTGGTCAGTGCCATTTCTATCTTCCTTTCCTTTGTCCGCAGTTCGTCGCGGCGATAGATTGTATAAAAACCGCAGTGCTTCGCGGGTTTTACCTGTAAATTATTTGTAGAAAACTTTTGTCCTTTCTGGTTGCTCCGGCAATCCTGCCGCCTTGCTGAACCTGCTATATTCTGCGTTCAGCCGCCGAAGCTTTATGTTCGCGGCGGTCGCGTCCTCGGAAAGCCCAGCTTCTTTGTATGCGTTTCTAAGCTTTTTCTGCGCGCGGATTTGACGCTCTATGCGGCGCTGCATCTGCGTCGCTTCATAGGCTGTGTAAGTTTTTCCATCAAACGTGCAGCCAAGACCATCGTCGATATGCTTGAGCTGTTCGTCTGTGTAAGTTCGCTCCGAAACGCCGGGAATAAATGGATATTTGTGATGGCGGCAGTTCGCGCCGGTCAGGCCATCAACATATCCATAGCCGGTAGTCTCCACAAGGTCATCGTAAAGCCCCAGCGGGTCAGGTTCGCCGTTTTCGCTCTGGTAATAAACTTTGCCTTGCCACTCTTTGTGTGAAGACCACGGCGAAGCGCCCGGCTTGTCACGCGCCCCAGAGTGCGCAGACACTTCAAAGTATCTCGTATCAAGGTACTCTGCGCTTTGGTTCGTGTACTGGTCGCAGATCTGATTCACGCCGGTCATGACGGCTCTCCGAACAGCAACGTCGATGTGGTCAACGTGTCCGCTTTCGTAATTCACAACTTTCAGACCGCCTGCAAGCTGCTGAACAGCAGACTTGATCGCCTGATTGTAGCTGATTGCCCCACTCTGAATCTGCATGACAGCAGAATCTAACGCCCACTGATATGCACGCGCGGGTGGAAGCATCGTTCTGCCTTTGTCCACCAGAAACCCCATAGACTGTGTGATGTTATGAAATTCGTCAAGCGTCTGCGCTCTGATTGCTTCGATTGTCGCAGCGTTCACCAGAATATCAGGCTGTGTCAGCCCTGCCATGTCGATAACCGATGTGAAATACTTCTGGTTTCTGGCAACAACGTCACCGAAAAGCTCCTTGAGCTTCTTCTCGCTAATTCCAGAGGTCTTGCGGATTGCTTTTTCAATCTCCTTCGTGCCGATACCATGCGAACGAAGCGCTCTGATTGCCTGAACAGTCACTTCGTTCAGCTGGTCTTTCAGCGCAAGCCTACTGCATATTTCATCGAGAAGCGTATCTTCCAATCCTCGGAACAGTTCTGCCAGTTCTTCCGGCAGCGCGTCAAGGACTTCCGGATGAAACGGATATTTCATTTGCTTTCCTCCGTTTCACAATATCATCGTAATGCGGTTTTACCCGTATCACGTTCCAGTCGCATTCTTCCGGTACTCTGCCGTAAAATATCACCCATTCCGGAGATAGCCGCTTCATCATTTCCTCGTATCCGCGCAGGAACAGGCGTTTGCTATCCTTGTTTGCCTGCGTCCCAACCGAAGAAACCGCCACTATGCCGCCGACAGGCTCGCCATCGAAGCACCAATCATAGCTCCTCTCATCGCTCCATGAGATCGTCGGGTAAACCGTCATCCCGTGCATCTGCCAGTATGCCGCTAACCAGTGCTTGCGGTAATGGTTGTATAATACCGGCTCCGCCGCCTCCAGCGCCTCCAGAACTTCCACGGCCTCCCATCACTCCACCTCCTGCTGCTGTTCAGTTACCATGTCCTGCGCCTTTGGGATTGCAGCCTTTGCGGTTGCCTCGTCCTCGTTCATCCAGCGCATACGGAACTCCCAGTCGTTCATAATCCCAGCGTCCAGCAGTTGCATATCTCGCAGGAAGTCCGTCTGCTTGTCCTCGATGATAGAATCGTCAAAGTCAATAGAAATCTGTACTTCCTCATTCAGGCCAGCTTCCATGTACCTGTTCCCCATGCGGAGCAGCGTCCTGCAAAGATCTGTGATTGCCTGTTCAAGCAAAATCTCATGCTTCTTGATCGTTCGGAACATGGTGCTGTTCTCGCTGATAACCTGCGTCGCTGTAGCAATACTTCCCTGATCGAATTTGTAATGATTCTCACCGAAGCCGCACTTGCTGGAAAGAATATTCAGCATATCCTGCATACCGGTGTTGAACTCCTCGGTACGAAGCGTCATGTCAACAGACTGCAAGATGTTCCCGTTGTTCGCCCTGTCTTCCGGCAAAACGTAATACACAGTCTCACGTTTATCAAAGACCGGTCTTCCGTTCACGTCCCGAGTTGCTTCCGGCTGCACTACAATGCGCTTTTTGCCAAGAACAAACTCATTCACATAGCTGTCATACGTAATATCAACGCTCTTGAGCTGGTCAATGGCATATGCAAACACAGCCACACCAAGCGGATTATTTTCATCGGTGTTCGCGATATTCAGTCTGTCAATGACAAACTGAGGCTTGTCGCTCCCTGTATGTACAACAGGAGGGATTGTTTCAAAGCCCTTTACACTGGTCAGAGGGACTTCTTCGGAATCATACAAATGGTTCTCGATGTCGTACTCGCCGCCGTTCAGCCTGTGAACTTGAATGTATGTGTACTCTGTATCGTCCACCTTTTTTGTAGAGGCGAACGCACACTCTCTGATGATTCCATTGTCCCATGTCAGGGGATAAATGTTCGTCGCGCTGACATAGTTGATACGAATGCGCCCAGAATCAGCAATTTCGGAAGTGTCCGGATTGATGAACATTCCCTCAATGACCGGAACATACGCTATCGTTCCAAGCGCTGCCTTTCGCTCCTGCGATTCGTTCGCCTTGATCTCCCAGTTGTTTTCCGAGAGAATCGTGTCTACGAACTCCTGCTCCTTCTTCCCCTCGAGCGTGATGTTTACCCGCTCGTTCATCAGAAGGTTTGCCCAGTCCTCGCATACCTTTTTCGCCATGCTTACGGAATATCTGTGGCATTCCAATTCTTCAATGCCATTCCATACCGTGTAACTGTGGAAGTCCTCGACATTCCCTTTGTACCAGTCTCCCCACACTCCGATCAGCTTGTAGAAATCGAGATCAACGGTATCGAATCCCATCTCCTTTAATGCTCTGCGTATGTTCACTCTTTCACCGTCCTATCGTATGCCCGGCGCGTTCCAGGTCTTTGTAATATGGCTCTATGCTGTACTCAAACGCATCGAGGCTGTCAATATCGGATGTCCCATCGTCAAGTCGCTCGTCCTCGAACTTATCCGGGTCATAAATTGCTGATTGGAACGCATCGATCAAATGCGGGCAGTTCCGCGAAACCTTGAGCCTGCCTTGCTTCATCAGCAGCACAACCAGTCTGATTCTGTCTGTGATCTGCATTTTCAGCGCGTTCTTGACCTGTGTCCCAAGATTCTGCTTCTGTGCCGTATGATCTAGCCCACGAATCAAAACCGTTTCCGCGCTGTCTGCCCGCGTCTGGCTGTATCCGTATTTCGATGTTATCAGCTTGCAAAACGTAGCAAACCGCCTGTTCAGCGCGTCAGGGTCGATCTCTTCGTTCTTGATGTATTCCTCTTCCAGTGCGACCACGCGATAGTCTTTTGTGATTCCAGTCGCTTGAAACTTCGTTGCAGACTTCGTGCCGCCGAAGTCAACGCCGATGGAAATAACGGAAAACTTTGTATCGTTTTCTTCCACCCATTTGATAGGGTCGTCAATCAGATACTTTTCCGTGTCGTTGGCAAAGTCCTTGTAAACAATTCCCTCCGCAGCTACCCACAGCCCACGCACATAGCGGTCGTAGAATATCCCGGCGTACATGTTCTCATAGCGCTCAAGCGTCCTTTCGCTCAAGCCGGGGTTATCCCGCATTTCGAAATGTAGGTAAAGCGTGTTCCGTTCTCTATGCCGCTTTATCCATTCCTGATAGAACCAGTGGTGAGGGCTTCCGGGGTTGCAAGAGAACCACAGCTTTGCACCGTCCACAGAGCAACGCGCAAGTGCCTGCTCCACAAAAGAGCGGGGCATAAGTACAACTTCGTCCAGCAGCACGCCAGCTAACGTTCTGCCTTGAATCAGCGTATAGCTTGCCTCATCCTTGCCGCCGAAAACTTCAAAATAGTTCGTCACAGCACCGCGTCGCACTTCCATGACCTTATCGCCGCGCCGCCATCGGACGATATAGCGCTCCTTCGCAAGGCTCATCGCCGTAAACGGTACAATGATGTTCTTTGTGCAGCTATCAACCGTGCGGCCACACACACCAAAGCGCTGCCCGCTGAAATTCTCCATCGCCCAGCGTACAAATGCCCACATCATGATGGAGGTCTTACCGGAACGCACAGCGCCGTCGCAGATCAGCGCGTCATACTTGGAATAGGGGAATGCAAGGATTTTCTGCTGTTTTGGGCTAATCATCGCTCCCCAACCCTTCTGCCATTTCACGCAAGCTCTGACTCAGAGCGTCTTCCTTAATCGTATCTGATGGATTTCCCCCAATCATCGCCCATTTGTCGATCAGCGTCCCCATCGCCGTTGTAATCTGGCTGAGGTTTGCAGCCGCGAGTTTATCAGGGTCATTTAGCATCTCAAGCCCTTTCCCAATGAAAGAACATACAAGCTCTTTTCGGGAGTCCATGTACGCGAGAATATCTGCTGTGTTTTCTTCTTTTTTTCGTCTGCACATCTCTGCAATATCTGCATTATTGTGCACAATCTTCTTTACGGTGTTCGGGGAGCAGCCGTTAAGCTTTGCCACAGCGTTACAGCTTCCGAGCTGGGCATAGTCGGCAACTATTTTCTTTTTTTGCCGATCTGTCAACCTCGCAGCCATAATCACCACCTCGAAATAGTTATCCTTTTCACGCTCCACCGGATTGCGGTTTCCGGTGGAGCTAAGAAAAAGGAGGTTCCGCAGTACGCTGCGTAGCCGTTGAAAAGGATGAGAACGCAGAGGATACACCTCTACGCTCTCAACGATACACTATGTTTAAGGCTCTCTTACGCAAACTTTTGAATATAAACCACGTTTTTCTGCCACCAAGTAGATAAACTGCCTATGCCATTCCTGAGCGGTACGTTCCGAAACATATACCACCATCGCAGCGCCCTGTAAGGTGTGTGTACGCTTCCAAAGAACCAAATCTATGAGCCGGAGGCGTTCCGTCCCGTCGATAAGCTGTTTTGTTTCCTCGATTGCAGCTTCGACAGCAGAGATTTCATCCCGCGTCATAAGCGTACCGCTTTTGTAACTTCGTATCATCCACTTCGCATACCCCCACCATCCATAGCGCGGTTTGCTCACCGTATCAGCCCCCTTACTCTGTTCCGCCCAATATTTTCCTGATATCCTCTGCATTGATTTTGACAATATCCATTACAACGTCGCTCATAATGTTAGCGGCAAAAATAGCTTTGTCTTGCCCCGTCGAATTGAAATATCCTGTCTTTGTTGTCCCATCCTCCGCAGTAGCAACAATGCAGATCGATGATGGCTTGAAATCTAACACAGTTTTTAGGGATTCTTCCAGCCATGCGGAATACTCCTGCTTTGTAATGTCCTCCATTATTGTTCTGTCTCCTTTTTGAAACTGTCCTTCAAGCACGCGCACAGAAAAGCCCCGTTTACCATCATGTGCCAAATAGACGGCAGCCCGGATTCTTCGTCAATGTGCGTCGGGTCTTCCCAGATTGCCAGAACGTGCCGTAACAGCGCCTCGTGCCATCTCTCCGGCGCAATGCTGCGCCAGTCCTCCGCGTCTTTGTACTTCGCCAAGCCATATTCCCGCGTCGCCATGATCGCCTCTATCGCCTCCACGGGGACGGTGGACGGTCTGGGCTTTCCGCCATCAAATTTCGCGCCCTTCAACTGCTCCATGCGCTTCCTCCTTTCATTCCTTCACCCACCAATCCTTGATTGTATCGTTCCGTTCAAAAAACGGCTGAAAGAACGGACCGCAGAGCTTCTTGAGGCTCGAGTCCAGCCGGTGAATTGCATCGTCGGATTCCTTCTTTCCCTGCCATGCCACGCCGTACTCTGCGTCCAGCTGCTCCATTTTGTCCAGAAGTTCCTTTGCCTTCGACGGGCTTTTGAGCATGCCCAGTTCATGCGCCGCCACAAAGAAAAGGTCCGTCACCTTCTGCTTCCCGGCTTCCATACCGGCGGCAAAATAAGCCTTGTTGCTTCTGCGAATACGCTTTGCCAGATCATTCGTTGTGCTCATAGCTGTATCCCCCTTATGTACTTGTCAAAATACGTTACAGCCACCGCCATCGCCGCCCACATGTCCGCCGAGAAGCCGTAGAAAAAGCCCGGATTCTTCTTCGTCCCTTTCCCGAAATTCGTCTGTCCGGGCGCGTAGCGGTCGACGAGGGCTTGCCGGATGTTCGCATCCTTTGCCGACGCTCTGCCGCATAAGTAAAGCTTTTCTTCCCGGCGGAAGATCTTCTGTATCTGGTATCCCTTCCGGTAAAGCTCGGCATATTCCCAGAAGCGTCCAATCCAAAAGCACGTATCAAACACCTCTTGACCGACTGGCATACCCATACCCGCCACCATTTCGATTGCCAGGTGCTGATACTCCCGGCAGAGAATGGGGAATATATCCTCGTTCGGAACTTTACCAACGTCCAGCACCTTCCGGATTTCCTTCCCGTCGTGCTCTACGAGGACATACCCGGATTCCATATTCCCCGGGTCAATCGCCAGTATCGTTCCCACCTTGCAGCCTCCTTCCGGTCTCGCACGGCTTCATTTCGGGGCAATCGCCGTATTTCGTGCAATGCGGCTCGAGCAGCCCTTCAAACTCCGGGAAATGATTGACCACCAACCAGCGCATCATTAAGACAACTTCCCGCGTTTCTTTCGCCGCCAGTTTGCATATCCGCTTTTCTGCAATGGTCATCAGCTCTTCGGCGCTCATGTACCAGATCATGTCTACCGGCGCGTCCTGCCGCGCTGCGTTCCGGTCGTATTCGTTCTGCCGGTCATTCCGCTGTGACCGGATAAACGGCTGTGCGTGGACGTGGCGGGCTAAATGGGTGCTTACCCAGTACGGCACGCCCTCAAGATAAAACGCAAACTGTAACGTCCGAATGGGGCTATGCCTCGCCCGGAGAATGGCGTGTTTCCACGCCATGTCCGGTTCCGTCTTCAGCTCCTTTCCGATGGTAACTAAAGCGCACTGTTTTGCAAACGCCCAGTCCTCATCGGTGGGATATTTCAAAAGTGTAATGTTCATTCTTTCTCTTTCTCCGGCAGCAGTCTGTCTGTCAATACATCCGCTATCGTGTACATAATTTCATCTCTCTCCAACTGATGGAACTTATATTCATTGATGATCTGTTCCACTCTCGCCTTGATGAGCGGTCTTGATGCACGACATTCTTCTTGCATGATGTCATAGGCGATACTGTTTTTACGTTCCCACGCATCCGCTTCCCGGAACACCGTAAAGGTCGAAAGCCCCGCTATTACCTCACGGACTTTACGCGGGATCTCCCTTTTACAGAAATCATCTTCACCGACATATGTATCCACCATAGCCGCAACTTCTGCATAGGAAATGTTTGCAACGATGTCGTTTACATTGAGTTTACGCATATCTTCTCTGATTTTCTGGTACAGCGCATCTTTGCAAATTTCTTTGATTTCTTCTTCGCTGAGATAGTCTTCAATTTTAATGTCCATCATTCTTCCCTCCGTTCTCCGTAGCTGCAAAAATCATCCAGACTTGGCCGAACCATGCCGTGCTTCTCCCTGCAGATCACAAACCCATTTGCAACCGTTCGCAACTTGTGCTTGCAGTCCTTGCACCGAACCACTTCTTCAACATCCGCTGTTTTGGAAGGCACAAGCGCGTCTATAATCTCCTGCCACGCATCAAAGCGTTCTCTGTCCGTACCGTACACATAATGTCTGCTGTAACGTCCAACCGGGCAAAGTTCCTTTTGCTTTTCTTCAATGATAGCAATCGCCGCGTCACGGGCTATGTATTCACTCATTCGTCACGCCTCCCGTATTTGTCTGATATTCGCCGTAGCTGCAAAAATCCGTTTCCTTCCGCCAGAAGCTATTGTTTGTTCTCAGGCAGATCATAGCGCCGTTCTGTTTGCTGTCGTATAAGCCGTATTTGCAGTCCTTGCACCGCACCACCGGCTCCATATCGGCAGCAAGCATATCCTGCAATTCAGATAAGCACCACTGCACATCATTGTTGTCAATGACTGTCTGCGCAAGATTGTCGTCATTCAGGATAACCAGCGCATCAACAAGCGCTTTCAAATCATCCATCGTCGTTTCCTCCATCCATCTTCGCCCCGCACTTACCGCAGAAGTTGTGCCACCGTGAGCACAGCGTTGCGCCGCATATTGGGCAGTTGTCATACGGGATGTCCGCATGCACCATATTCCTGCGGTAAAGTGTAGAGCGGTCTCCCGCTAAAACCCCGATCTCCTCATGGTATCCCACAATCGTCCTCGTGCGCACTTCCGTCACCGGCGTTCCATGCACCACCTCCGCAACGTCGGCGGCGGGCATTTCCGAGATGGATTGCAAGTTTTTTGCGCTGCACCCGTCCTGCATTAGTTTCATAAGTGCCGCTTCGCGGCTGATGTATTCGTCAGGCATTGTCGGCCTCCAATTTGCCTTTGTGTTTCTTCACGAGCTCCTTCGCGAGGTTCAAGCCGACTGCAGTATAGTCAAATTCTGAGTCCCCGATAGCCGGTTCAACGCATCCTTCCGTCCCGCCATATGTGCCATGATGCTGTGCGAAGTCACTTCCGTCCGGGAAACGCACTGCATAGCCGTCGTACAGGCGCTCTATCGTGCATTTGATTCCAAGATCGACGCAAAAATGGTACAACGCCCATATTTCAGTGTATTTTACTGGAAAATCTGTGCGCTTGATGTAATCAGACATAAGGCATTCCTCCTGCAATAATCCCAGCCATCCCATCCGGCAAGGCGTGGAATGGGTCGGTTGTTCGTATAATGTTCAGCCGCAAGAGCCTTTCCGCCTGCCGCTTGGTCAGCCGCCGCTCTCGCTTCTTCGGCGGCAGCTCGCCTTTTGCCGCCGCAATAGCGGTCGGGTTGTGTTTATGTTGGCCCATCACTTGCCCTCCTCTACCAGCGGTTTTATCCACTCCTTGAGCTGCATCGCGCACGAACAGCAAAGCTCAATATCAGGTGATTCTTCATGGAACGCGCTTCGCACGTTTACATACGTCGCAGCACTCACGGGGTTTATCTCCGCCCCGCAGCGGTCACATACTCGTTTCGTTGCCATCCTTCTTGCCCTCCATTTCCTGCGAAGCCTTCTTGGCTTCCTCGCGGGTGAGAAATACGGTCTTTCCGATGTCCTCCGCGCAGATTTCCATGCCGTAACCAGCGTACTTAATCGTGCCGTCTTCGTAGACGTGCAGACCTTCAAAGCGAGACTGTGCCAGAATGCCGCCTACCTTTTCCCAGTAAATCGCATCCGGTGCGCACGGCAGAATCAAGACGCGCCCCTCAACATCCGCTTTCATCAGCTCCACCATTCGTGAGATGGAGTAATCATAGCCGGAAAGTGTTTCCTCTATCTCTCGCGCCTCGGCGCACGCCTGCGGGGATAATCCCGCATCTTCGTAAGCCTTGAGCCGTTCCCATACCTCCTTCTGCGTGCAGTTGCCGCTCTGCTGGCACGCCAGGTCTCGGCACTGTGCAATATCACAAAAGTTTCCTTCAAACGTTAGTCTTTCCATCGGCATCCTCCTTGTCCTCGAACTGCTTCAAATGTTCGCGCAGCTCCGCGCATACCCACGCTGCCTGATAGAGCAGAGCCAAAATGTGCTCGAACGATTCAACATCTTCCCAGAGCCATTCGGCCATCATCGTCGAGAAGGAATCATCCGAGATATCCAAGTCCACATACGGGCAGTTCCATCTGGTCAGATCCCGCGACAGGTCGAACAGGCTGATGTCTGCGCCGTTCTTCCCGTATCCGCGCACCCATACCTCTTTGTCCTTGACGTAGAACAGGTTCAGCGCCATTTCAAGATTGTTTTTCGGGGTATCCGTTGTGAGCCTCATTTTTCGTCCTCCTCAATTTTTGGCGTATGTGCAAGCGTCTTGTACGCCGCAAACACCACATTCCCCGCTTTGGTCAATGCTTTTGTGCCGCACACCGCGCATTCGATGAGGTACAATCTTTCCTCGCAGTAGTACACGTGGAGCTTGTGTCCACATCTTCCGCAGCATATGTCTGTCTCCCACGCAAGGTAATTCGTACCGTCGTTTTTGCCATCAAAAACCTGATGGCACAGCTTGTCGAAGTTCGATGCACCTTTCATCATTCCACCTTCCGGCGCTTCCGGCAAGCCGCGCCATTCCCAGCGGCTGGAATCGATGCACCCGGCGCATGGACACCCTTCCTGCACGCAGTTCATGCAATCAAAGACAATCGCACCGTCATATTCGCAAAAATCGTTATGCTTGCAGTCCAGGCAGTCATGCCGCTCTTTTATCTGCTCGATTATAGCGTCCCTCTCGGCTTCTACCTTCGCATTCTCGGCGGTCAGGCGCTCGATGAGCCGAGCCGCCGCAATGCTTTTAACCGTCTCGTAGCACTCACAGCCAGTGGCGCTACGCGGTGCCATCGGCTCGCCGCATTGCCTGGAGCACGCAAAAAAATGGATGCACTCTTCACAGGCTCTTTCAGGATTTTCTTTAGGTGGCATTATTTTCCTCCCCCCGGCGCTTCCGGCAGCGGCATCCAGTGGGTGACAGTGCACGGCAACCCCATGCACAACCAAGTCCCAGCCTCTTTCTGATAGTTCCCAATATCGACGCCGAAGTAGGGGCTGCGAACCATGTAATTTATAAGTTCGCCAGTTTTCTCGTTTTTCCACAATTCCGGCAGCCTGTTCGCCACGCTAACCCACTGCGGCACTTTCTCCCGCAGCGCGTCCCTCTCGGCTTCTGCCTCCGCCTGCTTTCTCTGGGCGAGGGCAATCATCATGTCCTTCCACTCGATTTCCTTGCACAGGTCTGCGTTCTCGGCGGTCAGGCGCTCGATCAGGTCAGCTGCACCAGCCATCATGTCACCCATACAATCCTCGTTGTCAAACAATGAACATTCCGTACAAGCTTGTACGTCTGTTCTGTGGGAGCATATCCGCAGCGACTGCACGGTTTCCTTTTCTTCCATAGTTTTACATTCCCCCTCCTATTTTCCGTTTCCCTCTTGCCGCCCTCCGGCAGTTTCTCGCCCCGCCATCGGTCATCTGGCTTATGTCGACGATTCTGGCGCGTTTGTCGTAGCCCGCGTTCCGTTCAGCCTCATAGGCAAGCCACGGCTCGCAGGTAGCGCCACATCCCGGTCCTCGACGTGGGCAGTCCTTGCCGCATGGTCCGGCGTATTTTAGCCTGATCATGTCTTCCTCCTGACCTGCACCGTCACTTCCGCCTCCCAGCACTCCGGCGCGCGGATGACGATCTTCTTGTCTCTGCCTTCTTCCGGGTCGCGGACGCTGACCAGATAAAACGTCATGTTCTTGTTCTTCTGCGGGTACTTCTTAGCCCGGATAGGCTTTCCAAGTTCCGGCATCAGCCGGGGATAGAGCCCGGAAATGATATCCGGAATGACGATCCAAGTATTCATGCCCCATCCTCCATCATCTGCCGGATCGCCGCCCGCTGCACATCGGACAACTCGTCCCCGTGGTGCTGCACGTTGTACCCCGGCTTCTTCCCCGGCTGTGACGGCGTGCCCTTCTCACGTTCTTTCGATTCCCACGTCAAAAACTTCTGTTTCCAGTTCCGTACGGGGTCACCCTTCCCGTCGACCCAGTTTCCGGCAGAATAATAGTCGAAAAATTTCTGTGCCAGATTCTGGACTCCACGCTCCTTCGCGTATGCGGAAACATCTTCCAACGTAGGTGGTATAAATTTCTTACGTTTCTTCTCAGAAATAGAACTACTTTCTTTTCTATTTCCATTTCCATTTCCTAAAGGTAATACCGTGGTATTACCGCAAGCACTACCATCATCCATACCAGAGTTATCATTTTCTTTGTTCCAACGCTTGCTGATGTTCTCCCTTTGACGCTGGCAATGCTTGTCCCGTTTTTCGATTTCAAGCTCCATCCGGCGGTTGAAGTACTTGCCGTCCTCATCCTTCTGAAACTTGCTCATAACCTCGTCTGACGGCTTTTTGACAGCCCGTATGATTTCCTGCATCGTCATATGCCCGCGCTCTCTTTGGAGACACAGGAGCGTGATATACTGCCCACGCTCCCGCATATCCATCAAGGCACAGCCGGATAGGAAATCCGACGTGTAAAACAAGACGGCAGGGTCTTTGTTGTTTGCCATCCCGCCACCGCCTTAGAACGGCAGTTCTTCGCCGTCATCTTCGTCCATCATCGTAAACCCGCCGGGGTTTTCCGGGTCCTTCGGCTCCGAAGATTTCTTTCCTTCGCCGAAGTAAACACGGTTTGCCACGATCTCAGCAGACCGGCGCTTGTTGCCGTCCTTATCCTTCCAGTCGCGCAGCTGCAACCGACCGTCTACGACGGCCATGCTACCCTTAAAAAAGTAGCCGCTTACAAAATCAGCGGTTCCCGCCCACGCGACGCAATCAATGAAATCCGTCTCTTTCTCTCCGCCCTTCGGCGTAAGATCGCGGTCAACCGCCAGCGTGAAGGATGCAACGGACGTTCCGCCATTCGTCTTTCTCAACTCCGGGTCTCGAGTCATTCTGCCCATAATAACAATGCGGTTCAGCATTCGCCGTCCTCCGTATCCGCCGCATTCTCTTCCGGAGCGCCAAAAATGACTTTCAAAACATCGTCGAAACGATACGAGGGCATCTTCTTATACGATTCAGCGAGCATGTCGAGCGTCAGGCACTTCTTCGCCAATTCCTCATACTTTTCCGTACTCAGTTTTACATAGGATTCCATAATTACGTTCCTTTCTTATAAATGTGGTTCAGCATGCTTCCTCCTTACAGCATGACTGTTACGCGCCCAGCTTCGATCTCGTCGGCAAGATGTTCCTCGAGGTATTCCTTGATCGTCTTCCGCGCTTCCAGCTTCCACATACCGCCGTCTGCCTCAACGAACGAAATGCCTCTTTCGTCAATTCGGATAAGGAACAGTCCAAGCGGCTGCTCAATTTCCTGGAAGGTTCTGTACGGGCGAAGTTTTACCAGCGGGCGAATCGTCGCGTTGGCCTGTAAGCTCACACCCTTCTGCGTGACAATCGTCGTAGCGACGCCAATATCGTTATAGGTGATCTTTGCGCCGGTCGTGATCTGCGAAAGCAGCTGAAGCGTATACGCGCGATCTTCCGAGTCTTGAAATCTGGTTTGCAGCGCGACTGCCGCCCGTTCGAACGTGAGTTTTGTTTCCGCATCCCAGCCGGGAACGTCCGTCGCACGAACAAAATACGGCGTTAACCGCTCAAACGGAGTATCCATATCCGGGGTTCTGAAAGCCTCAACGCAAAGATGCGATGGAATCTTGATAAACAGCTGGCCGTCTTCGGCATTAGCTGTTCCCTCCCGTAGGATCATCTTGCACAGCGCGTCGAGACTGTTCAGTTCAAGCGTTTTCGCGCCGTAAACATCCTCGTGGATTTCCTTGTAGTTTCCATTCGGCAGGACAGCAAACGTGTGGTCTCCAATTTCCAAAACCTGCGGCTTCGCCATAGCCTCAATTTTCTCGATAGCTTCCTTAATCATTTCATTTTCCTCCTTACGCATTTCTAACCAAATTCAAGACGGGTGCTACTTCCTGTTCTTCGCCCATCATATCCAGCTGGCCGGGCACGTTCGGTACCATTTCCACCGCCGTGACCTCGCCAAATTCATTTCCGGTGATATAAAGTGATGTCGCAACCGGATTTGTCGGGCAAAGAGCGCTTTTCACGCCGCAGGCAACCGATACGGTCTGCCGGTTGGAGTCTGGGCGGAACTCAATGGTAAGCTGCACTTTCCGCTTTGCTGTAGCCTCTGTGTTCGGGTCAAGGATGTTGTCCACGACCTTTGTCATTTCGTAGTCGATTCTCTCCATAATCGCTCCACGAGCCATTTGGAGAATGCTTGTCCTTGTGTCTTCCATGATCTACATTCCTTTCTTGTAAATAAGCTTTTCTTCATCCCACCCGGGATATTTCATTTTTAAGTAGCGTCTGATATACGCTTTCATGTGCTCGCGCTTCGCCGACTGGTCGAACTGCTTGTGGCAGCCATCGCACAACGTCACAATGTTCTCTTCGATCCCAAGCCCACCCTGCGAGCGTGGGATGAAATGACACCACGGATTGCCGGGGCGGAGGCAGACGATGCAGCGCCCGCCGTCGCGCGCCCAGACGGCCTTCTTGACCTTCTCAGGTATCTTTGTCGCCTTCGTTTCTTTCCTCATCCTGCCTCCATTCCAGCGCCATACGCTCGAGTTCTTCCGGCGGGAGCGTCTCAATGCCCTGCTGTTTGCAGTCCTCAACGACCAGATCAATGAGCCGCGCCATCTGCTTTGTGTCGTAGGTGCTCGAGCCGTAGTAGCAAATGACGTTCGTGCAGCCCGGAATTTTTGACGCCATAATCTCTGTACACCAGCCGAGACCGTCGTGCTCCCAGCCTTCCCGGAACCGCTTGACCGCTGCGTCCGGAATGCAGATCGTATCGGAGTTATCGCCAACATCCGGGATATAGTGCCGGTAGATTTCTTCCGGCGGCGCACCCACCTTGACCGAAAGCTTATTGCAAAGCACCCAGAGATATCGGTTTGCATCCAAGCTCCGCTTCTTCCGGAACTCTTTAATTGCCACCGTGTACTTTTTCTGCGGGTCAAGTTCCCCGGCTACCATCTGGGCTTGTCCGGGCAGCTCCGGCCGTAGTTTCAGCCAGCTTCCCGCCGCGTCCATGCTCCACGACGCTTCAACGACATTCAGCTCTCTCATGCCTTACTCGCGCAGTTCCAGCAAAGGCATCTGCCAAAGCGCTTTCTTGTTTTTTCCGCTACAGCCCTTGCGCTGAACTGAGAACCTCCTTCAACAACCTGTGTGATCTCCCCGCCGCAATCCGCGCAAATCAAAGCCTTTGGCTGGGCTTGCTGCTTCTCTTTCGGCTGTGCGGTCTGCTTCTGGTATTCGTCTGTGTCGGCGTCCTTTGTATCGTCGATAGCAAACAAGCCGTTGAGTGCATATTTCCGCGCGTAGGATGAAGCTGTACCGGTAATCTGCGGCTCATCCATACCCTTCTTGCTTTCCGGTTCGCGGGCAAAAGCTGTTGTAATGACGCTGCTTTCGCCGTCTGACAGTTCAGCTCTTGCCATGACATAGATTCGCCCACCGGTTTCCGCGATGCTGTCCGAAATCGTCAGCGTGCAGCCAACGGTTTTCAGAAGCGGCTTTACCGCCTCTAAAATGCTCTCGCAGCTGCGGTATTTGTAGCCGCCAAAGTTGTTTGTCTTATCCTTCGGCGCTTTCAGTTCTGCCTGAATCTGAATCAGTTTCTCGTTGATCGTCATATAACCCCTCCAATTCCAATCGGCACCAATAGCCGCGGGCAAACTCGTTGACAATATATTCCCCTGTCAATCTGCACTGTTTCCGGCTGTAAGTCTCAAAAAACGGGCAGAACTGGCAGCAGATGTGGTCCTGATCAAAATAGACGCTGACGCGCGTTTCGACCGGAATATAATCAACGCCGGAACGTCCTTTTTTCATAACCCAGTTCCTCCAAAATGTGCCTTGTGCCAAGTGTTTCTACCAGAACAGCGATAATCTGGTTGTTCGGGTCACGGTCCTCTCTGTCTGTCAGATCAGCCATGTTCCCTTCGTCTCCGACCCAATACTCGCCGCCCTCATAAATCTCATTGCCGAACACATCGTACATGCACGGCGCTTGCTGCTTATCTTTCATCATCCACCAACCTGTATCTGGCATAGCTCGTGTCCTCACCATACCGGTTCTTGCTCGTTTCCGTTTCCTTCTTGATCGCGTAACCCTCACGCTTGAGATCAAAAATCCTCGCTCCCAGACGCATACAGCTGATGTCCCGAATCGCTTCCAGCTGCGTAATGCTTCCGAAGTCGCGCATATATTGCAGGATTCTTTCCGTCTGCTTCATGCTCACCTCCGCGCTTCTGTAAACACCGTCCAGAACACGATATCGCGGTACGTGACCTTCTGCTCCTGCGGCGCTTCGGGCGGATTCGCGCATGTGTAGCGGAACCACTCCCGCCATCTGTTGCACATGCAATTCTCCCCGCGCCCCTTCGTGCAGCTCTCACAAGGATGCTCCATATCATGCCCCCGTAAGCACCGCACCGACGAAGAAGCACGCCGCCGCGCCTCCAAGCGTGACCGCCGCCCGGAACAGGCCGAAGCCCAGCAGGACCGCCGTGCCGCCCAGAAGAACGCAGCCAATCGAGAAGCAGAACGTCTCCGAAGCCTTCAAAAGCTCCGACTTCCTTTTCCGCTGCCGGATAATCTCGTCCCACCGCTCTCCGAGTTCTCTCTCCCGCGCCCTGCGGTGGTTTCTCTCGGTGATAATCTCAACGTCTGTCATTCCTCTACCTCCAATCCGAGGAAGCGCATAAATGGGATTCTCGGAATTTTTACCCGGCTCGGGGTCGGGCAGCATACCGGGAAGCCAAGCAGCTCCGGCCTCTCCCGCGCCATCATCCGCAGACGCTGGGGGCTGCAACCGAGAATCTTTGCCGCAACGTCCGCGTTGATCATGTCCGATTCCGAAGACATCAGCGCCGCCAGATTTTGCGTTGCCATCGTTATCCCTCCTTTTCCGTCTGAGCCTCTTTTACAAGGCTCAAGGTTCCTTCCGTTTTCTCGGCTTCTGTAGCAGCGAGTCGACCGATACGCCGAAATAGTCGGCAATCGCTTTTACAGTGTCGATGCGCGGGGCAGCGTCCTTGCCTGCCCACTTTCCGATTGTGCCGTTGGCAATGCCGCACGCCTTTTCTACGGTCGCGATGTTCGTCTTGTGCTTCTCGCAGAGGCGCTTGACATTCTCATAAATCAAAAAAATCCCTCCAATCTGTACGAATACTACTTGACAGAGGTTAGAAGATAGTCTAATATAAGCGTGTCAAGGCAATTAAATATCTTCTAAAAGTCCGTCTTGGTGAGGGGCTTGGTTTTTTGTACCCTTCACACGTCTAAGTATAATAGACTTAAGTCGCATTGTCAAGAAGAAAATCTGATTTTTGTCTAATTATTTTTATGGATTTGCATTTACGTCTAAAAGAACTATGTAAGAGCAGGGGAACAAGCATTGCCGCCCTTGAAAGTCGGCTCGGAATGGGGAACGGCACAATCGGAAAGTGGTGGAAGAACGGCCGCGTTCCGAACTATGCAAACCTGTCAGCTGTAGCCAATGCTCTCGAAACAACTATCGCCTACTTGACCGGCGAAACCGATGACCCGTCTGCGGGCATAAAAAAAGGGCGCCCCGCCGATGGCGAAGCGCGTGTCTGTGATTTGCCGGAATCAATTCAGAAGATCATAAATATTTGCCTAGATCGTCCTGAACTTGCGTCTGCGTTATTAACTCTTGCGCAGCAGATAGAAAAAGGTTGAGTTTCTCTGGTGTAAGTCTCATAAGTGTTTCTGTCAATTCTTTAATCGTTGCGATTTCCTTTTCATCCATTACAATCTCCTGTCTCCACTTCCGCCGTCCTTTTCTTAACCTCCAAATTTTATCGTTTCTTTTTGTGTAGATTTGTTCTTGAGGCTGTCAAACTCTGTTGGTAAAATCGTAGTATCAAATCAAATTTTGACTATGAGGGATTTTTACAATGAAAAGAATGCTTGCGCTTTTTCTCGCTGTGCTTCTTCTGACTGGATGCACGGCAAAAACCGCGAAGAGAGAACCAGATAAAGAGAGGGAAACAGAAACAATCGCCGTTACTGACGCAAAGGTTGGCTCTTCTCCAGAAGTGCCGGAGCCCGAAGAGCCGATTGTTCAGGAACAGCCCGAGGTTCCCATTGCGCCCTCGTTCGATGAGCCAGTTGCAGAAACAACGTCACAGAAATCATCCGGCGTATACGTTGGAAGTATTGACTCGGATAAATACCACAATCCGGGTTGCCGCTTTGCAAAAGAAATCCTCCCAGAGAATGAAATCTGGTTCGATAGCACAGAAGATGCACAGAATTCTGGGTATTCGCCTTGTGGAGGCTGCCACCCTAAATAATATTATAGCGCAATGTTTACGCCAAAAAATAGAAAAGAGGAAAATAAGATGGACACTGTAGAAAGACCCGTTCCAACCGAAAATCAAAAGTTTTGCAAATTTTGTGGTGCGATCATCGACAAGGACTGCGTGATTTGCCCGAAATGTGGAAAACAAGTTGAAGAATTAAAGTCCGCGCAGCCGAACGTCGTAATCAATAACACGAACACAAATGCGAACGTGAATACTATCCGCGGGTATGGTCGTCCGAAGAACAAATGGGTTTCATTCTTCCTTTGCCTTTTCTTCGGTATGATCGGTGCACATAAATTCTATGAGGGCAAAGTTGGAACAGGAATCCTGTATCTCTTTACACTTGGGTTGTGCGGGATTGGATGGGTCATTGATACTATCGCAATCTTGCTGAAGCCGAATCCTTATTACGTCTAACTCATAAACTTAGAGTTCTGCCACTGCTCCCGTGTCTCGCCTACATCCGACACACAGGCAAAGAGCATGGGCGCTCCTTTGATGTAGTCGAGGCTTAGACTGTGGACGTCTTTGAAAAGCGCCCCGTCTACGATGATGTTTACTTTCCCGTTTTCAAAGCGAATATTGATGCTCTGCATTTGGTGTACCTCCATATTTTAGAACGTTCGTTCAAGAATTTCAATTTGGAATCTTCCACAAAGAACACCTTGCATTTTCTTCGTCCGGTAACCCTCGTAAGCGGCAATTATGGGACAGACTATTTTGTATAATGGAATGTTTAAGATCGCCCCACCGTCGCTCCCCCGGCGGTGGGGCTTTCTCACGCGCCTGTAACCAGCATAGCAAAAGCGGCAGAAATGTCCACCCTCAAATTGGTAAAATCATATCCGTGGCGGAAGAATCAGCGAAATATATGTGAAAATGGAGGTATATCATGTCGGCAATTCAGGAACTCGCCCCATATTTTTCTACATATCAGAGGAACATAAAGCGGGCGAAGGAAGATCAGCATTACACCATCGACAGACTTGTCGAAGAATCCGGCGTTTCCAGATCGGCTGTGACGAAACTCTGCGCAGGAACACAGCAAGACCCGAAACTGTACAATTCTGCCGCGCTGTGCCGCGTTCTCGGGCTATCACTGGATGAGCTGTTCGGGCTTGTCCAGCCCGCAGAAAGCCCGGAAGAACTGACCGAGCAGATTCATCATGTCGAGATCGAAAACGCCAAGCTGGAGGCAACAGCGGCAGTGCAGAGCGCACAGATAAGGTCTACACATACAATGTGTTATGTCCTCGCCCTGTTTTGTATGCTGCTCTCCTTTTCTCTAATTGCCTGCCTTGTGACGGATGCGCAGATTCGAAGCACAGGTCTCATTCGCGATGGAGATTTGTCCGTGGCTGCATGGATTTGCATTGCCCTGATCGTAGGTTCAGCGCTGGCTTCGGCAATTACTTTTTATGCAATCCGGAAAGAACGTGGAGGGAAACATGGAGTGCATCAAGTGTAAAAAAGAAATCCCAGACGGCGCGCCCTACTGCTGCTGGTGCGGCAAAAAACAGGAAGCGCGGCGAAACCGGACGCGCGGAAACGGGCAAGGAAGCGCTTACCAGCGCGGCAAGACGTGGACTGCTCGGTGGACTGAAAGGACGTATCTTGACGAAAACGACAAGCTCCATCAAAAGATGAAGACGAAGGGCGGTTTCACATCAAAACGCGCCGCCCTCCAATATGCTGCCAACCCGCCAGAGGAAGAGCAGCGTAGCCCTACACTCAGGGAATACTACAAAACGTATCTGCGTGGGGATTTTCTATCTTTATCGGCTGATCGTCAGGGAGCGGCGGAAAAGGCTTTCGATCGCATGAGAGAAATCGCCGACCGTGAGATCGACGCGCTTACCATCGCGCAGATACAGGACGTTGTTGACCGCAATGCCAGCACCTATTACACGCGGAAGGACATGAAAACAGTCCTTTCCCATTGCTACAATCTCGCGATTGCCGAAAAGCAGACTACCGTGAATCTTGCAAAGTACATAAAGCTTCCGGAGCTTGAAGAAAAAACGCCGGAGCCGTTCACCGACGCTGACGTAAAAAAGCTATGGGAAGCGTATGCAAAAGACCACTTTGTCGGTTTTATCCTCACGATGATCTATACAGGCATGATGCCTGGTGAGCTTCTGAAGCTCAAGAAGGACATGATTGACTTTGAGAAAAATGAGATCGTCCGAGGCGGCATAAAGACAAAGAAGCGAAAAGAAACGCCTATGGTCTTCCCGGATTTCGTTTCGCCGGTGCTGCATGAACTATGCGAAGAAAGCAAGTCACGCGTTGGAAATATCTGCTGCATAAACAAAGATAATTTTTACAAGAGATATTATGAGTGTTTGGAGCTTGCCGGAGTGCAAAAGCTGCCACCTTACTCTTGCCGCCATACAACCGCTACAGCCCTCGCGATGAAAAACATAGACCCGTTTACGATCAAGGAAATCATGCGCCACACGAAGATAACGACTACCCAACGGTACGTACACCCGGACATGAAAGGCATGGTCGATGCCGTAAATCAGTTACAAAACGACTCGCCAGAGTGAATTTTGTATGCTACAAAATATGTTACAAATGCCAATTTCCCCAGTGTTTTCAATGGCTTTTTCTACCCTGCTAAGGGAGTAGTCGTCTAAAAAGCGAGCGAGAGTTCGAATCTCTCCTTCCGCGCCAAAGTACCGATTTTAGCTGTTTTCAAGCTAAAATCGGTACTTTTTTATGCTTTTCACCCTGTTTTCTGCGTATTTTCAAAAAGCGAAAAATCACGTTATGACACGCTCTGTAACATAAAATCATTTCCCGTATGCTACATTGTATGCTACAAATTAAGTACAATGCGAGGGGGCTCCCCTGTTTTTTGCTACATGGACTTTATTTTCCGAAGCACAGAATCATAGACTTTTCGGTTCACAAGCGAAAGCGTGTCCATGAGTTCGTCAACGACCGTCCAAGCCTTCGCCGGGTCTTTCCCGGCTACCGCAAGCAAAAACTCACTGTCCCCGTAATCGCCCACGGTAGCCGGTTGCGCGGTAACAGGAGCGGGAGCGCCGGAGTAGTAACCCACATACTTACCGCCGTCGCCCCGTTCCTCTTCCTGCATCTTGTCGCGTATCACATATAGGTTCGCCAGTTTGGCATAATTGGGATAGCTGGATTCTTCGTATTCCAGCCGTGCTATTTCCTTTCGGATTTCGGCCTCATCCAGCATGTCTGTCCCTCCTTATGCTCTGTCAATCTGCTCCATGCAGCGGCGGATAGCCTCGCGCGTCTTATCATCGTCCGCGTCGCGCATCATGTCTTCCAACGTCGAGCGCATATGCTCCCGCGCGTCGGTGCGGCTATACCGGCCCATAGAGTCCCGACGCCTGCCCCGGTAAGAGCTGCCACGACCATACGTGCCGCGCATATCGGCTTCCCACTCGCCGTCGCGGGAATAGCCTCCGTCCTCAAGCATTTCGATTTTATAAGTGTTCTTGATGGAGCTTGTCAACTTCTGGATTGCGTCCAAGTCACCGGCGGACATTTCGTGTTTGTCGGCGATTTCGTCAAGCTCTTTGCAGAGCATTTCCCGAAGATTTCTTAAATCGTACATATTCCTTCCTCCCTTCATGCTACTCTCTCGACGGTCAGATTGCTGTTCGCGAAATTGACCGCCTGCGTACTTGTATTACGCATACCTACCGTCACACAGCAGCCCTTCGGTACGCAGACCTGTGCAGAGACGTAGATATTAAAATAATTCTCGACTGCTGCCGGAGTGACCGCAGCCGTAGCGCTTGCCAGTGCTTCGCCGTTGATGGAAAGCGCTGCGGTAATCGCTTCGACCGTGCCGCCGGTCGGGATGGCGATGTTGCCGCCGTAGGAAATTTTGAAAACTGCCCTACACTGGTTGGTCAGCCCGCGAAGCGTCACAAGCCCACTTCCCTCTCGATGCACAATGCACGGCTTGCTGCTGATCGCCGTTTCCGTCAGAGGCACGTTCTGCCCGGCGGCAATTGTCTGAATGTTTACATTCGTAAATTCTGCCATAAAATCAATCCTTTCTAAATGCGTCGAATTCGACACGGTTAAAAATAACGGCGGGACGATTGCCCCGCCGCGTTTCTTGAGTATCGGCGGTAAGCCGAACATTTTGTTGATGCCAACAAAACATCACAAAAAGCTCTACGATGTGGAGTTGTTACGCGCAGTTGCCGCAGCCGTAGTTATAGCCGCTATTGCAGCCTGCAAACTGGTACGGAGCCGGCACCGCGAACGACGGGACCGGACGCGGGTTATAATACGCCAGCTGTCCACTTACGTAGGACTTGAGCGTGTCGTTCTGCGCCGCCTGAGAAGCCGCCAGCTGCGCCGCAAAGAGCTGCTGGTTCTGCTCGGCAATCTTCGCGTCCTTTGCAGCCAGTTCCTGCGCCGTCAATCTCTGGTCGATGCTGCGGAAGCCGCAGTTCATCGCGTCGATGATGTCGCGAGTGCTGTTCTGCATCTGGTTGCGAGTGTCACAAGCCTGCGTCGCGAGGTTATAATTGATACCCTGAATCGCCTCTCTGGTCTCGCAGCAGCAGTTTGCAGCCTGCATCGCCATGTTGTTCAGCTGCTGCATAAGCGCGGCCTGCTGATTGCAGCGGGAAAGCTCCGCCTGAGAGAAGCCGGAAGTCACAGCCTGCGTTACACCGGCAAAGCCGTTAAGCATCCCCGTGTTCATCGCATAGAAGCCGTCGCAGACACCATTGTTCACGCTGTCAATCTTTCTTTCGATGTTCGAGAAGTCAGAGGCCAGAACATAGCCGTCAACAACGCCGCCGTTCCCTCCACGGTTGCCAAAGCCGTTTCCGTTACCCCAGCCGCAGAAAATCGCGAGGAACAGGATAATGATCCACCAGCCATTACCGCCGCCCCATCCGTTTCCGCCGTCCGAGTTTGCCGGAACTACAGGCATGTTCATAGGAATACCATCGCCATTCAAACTCATAGTTTTCTCCTTTCGTAGATTTTGAAATTTATCTCAATCGTGGCCACGATTTTGACCGTTCAACTGTTCGGAATTTCCGAACTACTGCATCAACTGCTGAAACTGTCCAGCCATCTGCTGGAGCTGGTTCAACTGCTGCTGTGAGATTTTCCCAGACTGTACCAGCTTCTCAACCTCCGCCCTCGGGTCCCCCTGAAAGCTCTGCTTGAACTGCTGAAACTGCCGCATCATATTTTGAAACTGTCCCATCATTCCGGGCATTTGCCCGCCGCCGAGTGCATTAAACAGTGGATTCATTGTCTGCCTCCTTCACCTTCCTAACGGGCTTAACGCTCAGAGCCGCCACCTTTGCCGCCAGTTCGTCGAAGTCTTTACGGGTCACGTATTCCACCGTAGGTGCCGTTTGCGGCGCTGTGGGGCTTACGGGGGCTGTAGAGCGCTCTACGAGGTCATACGTTGTCATTGCTGGTTTACCGCTTGCGTCGGCTTTCTTCACATACACAACCGGTGCATTCATATCCCAAAGCGTGACAGCGTTATTCGGCGCGACGATAAATTCGTTTGCCGCCTTTTCGTTCGGAACCCAGATGATAGACTGTCCCCCGCTCGGTTGCTGTGGCTGTGGTTGCGGAGCAGGATACTGCATCGACGGCGCAGGCTGATACTGTGGACGCATCATTGGGTCCTGCATCATGGGCGGTTGATTGTAAATCGGCTGCTGATACACATAAGGCTGTTGTCCGAACATCATTTATCCTCCTTTTCCCAGTAGAACAGCGGGATTTCGTTCCCGGAATCCCAGCTATCAAAATACTTTCCGTCCTCTACGCACACGACGTGGCTTGATAGAGCTAGTACATACACACCGCGCGGATGGTCTCTCGCGAATTCCTCGACCGTATAGCAGTCCGGGCATGTGTTCGGCACAACATTCCGGGTAAATCCATGCTGCCGGAGGTACGCGCCCCAGACACTGTTTGCCGACGGCATGTCCCCCATTTTCAAACCCTGTAGGCAAAGCCCAACATATGTTTCATCCCAGCTCTTTCCCGTCGCCTTCGCAATCGCCCGAACGGTACAGTCTCCGACTTGTTTTCCTTCCGGGTTTGGATTGAAATAAGAAAAGCCCATACCGAACACTCCTTTGATGTGTCCAGTATGGGCTTTTTCGTATTTTCGTGTGCCTCAGTTGTGCCTCAATTTTGCTTATCTCGTCATCTCTTTAAAATATGCTATGCTCCAAACGCCTTGCTGCTCGAGTGTGAGGCATTTGTCAAAGTTGGCCGTAAACGTATCGATGTCGATTTTGCCGTACTGCTCGGCGATTGCGCGGTCGATATCGTCCGTTGCCTTGCCCATCGCGTGGAGCTTGCGGACCATAATGGTCGCCCACTTGATTGGGAATCTCTGCGCGTTGTCGATGTCGCTCTGGCTCCTTGTATTTGTGGCCTTGCGGCAGATCGCAAAGATCACGGCGAGCGCCTGAATCTGCTCGGTTGTCATAGTCGTCACCTCCTTGTTTATATACTCACCAATCCAGCCCCGCAGGAGCTCATTGGGTGTTGTTCCGTCCTCTTTTGCTGCCGCCTTAAATTCTTCAGCAACCTCACGCCGCACTCTGGCGGCGACGTTTGTCATGTTTTCGGCCTGCCACTTTGCCGTGGCGCGTTTTTGTGCCTCAGTCGGCATTGTTCGCCGCCTCCTTTTTCCGCTGCCGGTAGGCAGCCTGATTTTTCTTAAGCCGCTCGCGCTTGCGGATTGCCCGGCACGCATCCGAGCATGTGTTCGATGGCGTGCTCCCCATGATGGGAGCACCGCAAACGGCGCATAGCCTGATGCCCGTTTTGCGTTCGCGGGCTATTTCGCCGAGGTGTTCTGCGTTCGCTTTATTATACGCCCGCTTGCTGGGGGCGATATTTTCAGCAAGCGCGGGCGCGGCGCAAGCCTTACAATACCGCTGGCGGCTGCTGCTTACAACGTATGGCGCGCCGCAGCGCTCACACAGGTCGACGCTCCCGAGTGGGCGAGATGCGCCGCCGCTCGCCCGATATTTGCGCGTCGCCTCGCGGCTTGCCGTCTTCCGGCAATCCGGACACCGGCGCGCACGGGGTCCGCCGGGGAAGACAGCGCCGCAATCCATGCAGGTGCGCTCCCGGATCACGGTCGCCGCCCTCGCTTTTGGCGAGCAGTCCGGGCAATAGACTGCCTCGGTCTTTTCGGCGGCAAATGGTTTGCCGCACGTCCGGCAGATCCGGGTGTGCATCAGCCCACCTCCTGCCGGGCGCAGAGGTCAGCCGCTTCGCGCGCCTCGCAGACGAGCGCGAGCGCGTCCACGCCAAAGATGTTGATGCTCATGTGTGTCCCTCCTCTCAGCAAGGCATGGGGTCGTCGAGGTCCGCCGCGCGGCGCAAGGCTGCTTTTACAGTCTCAAGGTCGAAACTCTCAACGGGCTCCGAATTCGCAACCATCATCTCTGCCATGATATCGCCGGTTTCGTCCATGTAAACCTGCACGTTCACGGCATTCGCGAAGCGGGTCAGCAGATCGGCTCCGTCTTTATACGGTGCCATTTTCTTTTCGCGGTCTGCTCTGATCGCCGCGAATTCAGTTTCCGTGATAAGCCCTTCGCACATAAACTTGTGCGCCGTTTCCACCTCCGCATAAATTCTACTTTCGATGGTGCTGAGTTTATTTGACGCGTAGTAAAGTTTCTTTGTATTGATGCTCTTGATTTCCATTGTTTGTTCCCTCCCGGCTTTCGCCTTGCTTTATCTTATGGCCTTATTATATAGTATTAAACACTATATGTCAAGTAGTTTTTTGCAAAAATACAAAAAATAAGCGCCGATTTCTCGGCGCTTATCTCAGCTATACAGTTTGCTCGACGTATCCTTCATCCGTGCCACAATGCCAGGAAGCCGCCTCTGTACTGTGGCACGGCCAAGATACAATTCCGTCGCAACGTCAACCTGTGGGAGCTTATCCACAAAGTAGAGATGCGCAATCTTTTCGTCTTCCCGACCAAGATTCGCCTGATGAATGACCGCTTCCATGTCCCGGCGCATCAGTCCGCCAAGCTCCGGCGGTAATTTGCATCTGGCTTGTGGAGCCATAGCTCCGCCCCCCTTACTTCATCGCCTTTGCGAGCTTTTTGAGAAGATCGTCTCCGTACTTATAGGCAGCGAGGTAATCGATCGTGCTGTCTGTAAGACCGGCCTTCTTCCGGATGGTCTTCTTTGCCTCCTCGACGGCCTCGTCGACCTTCACGGTGTCGTACTCGACCCACGGGAGCTTGCCGTGCTTCTGCCACTTACGGGCGTGGTAGCCTGCTTTCGTGCCGATGTTCTGGACGGCGGTAATCTGTGCGCCGTTGTCCCAGATCGGGGTGCATTCGACCGCCAGACCGTCACCGATGTACATGCCCCAGTGGCCGGGCATCCAGAGGCCCTCGCCGGGAATGAGCTTGTCCCATCCGGTCGTGGACACGTCCTTACACTTTGCGATCATGCCGTCGGCGGAGACATCCGGGACGCTGTTCGAGGCGTATCTTGCACCGCCGTAGTAAGCGTTTTTGTTTCCGTTCCAGCCCCAGAGAATGCCCTTCGTGAGGTTCACGCAGTCAAAGCCATAGACAACTTTTCCGATGAGGCTGCGCAGATATGTGACTCTGCCGCTGGTGTACCAGTCCGGGTACTGGGCGGATTTCTCGTCAATGATCGTTTCGCTCACGGGAGAGCCGAAGCAGCCCCACATGTAGACGGTCTTGTAATTCTTCGCAACGACAATGTGCCTGCGCACAAGCTCGGATGCTTTCATCATTTCTGTTCGCCCTCCTGCGCATTTTTGCTACCGTCGAGTGCGTCCTGAAGCTTCTGAGACTGACTGCCGAAATAAAACGCGATAATGACGGCATAGATCGTCATAAAGTCCTGCGAGATTTTGCCCGCGACGGACATGTAGGCGAACACGCCCGTCAGGACCAGTGTGACCAGAGACTTGACGCTGAGTAAATTACCCAGCCTTTTCTTGATGTTATCCATATGTACCCCTTTCATTCTACCGGTTCATTCTTTTTTGCGAATACTCGTTTAAATGCCAGCAGGCCCAGCTCTGTTACTGCTGCGCCCCCGGCGTAGCCGAGCACGTCGGACAGGTCGACCGACGTACCAAGCTCCGGGTTGCTACCGACTGCGATAAGGACAGCGATGGTTTTCAGCGCGCACGCCCAAATCAGCACCATCGTAAGGAGTCTGAGCAGATAGATGACGATGGTGCGCGCCATCTCGCCTTTGCTCCACTTGCCTTTTACCCGCATATTGCCTCCCGTTTTATTGCGCGCTGCTATGCTCGCACTGCGCCTCCAGCTGATGCAAAAACTTTTTTACATCGCCGTTGCCGCCCAGCTTAACGTATTTCTGGCCGGCAATCAGGCGCTCGGCCATTGGCATCTCCTCCGACATGATCGTCAGCCGCAGGATTGCAAGATACTGCTCGTCCTGATGCTCCTGCATTTTCCCGAGCTTTTTGTCGATCTCTGCAAGGTGGGTATCCTGCGTCGTGGCCTTGCCGCGCTTGCGCTGGATGGCTCCAACGATGGAGCGGATGATCTCCGCCAGCGCAGACGAGCCGATCACCGCGCAGATGATGGTAATAATTCCGGTGCTCACATAGTCCTCCTTACTCGACTTTCTTCCAGGCCGTCGGGGCGACCGTCGGGGTAAACACATTCCCGTCCATGAGCGACTCATACAGCTTGTCTCCCCACCAGCCCTTCTCGCCCTTTGCAAAGGCCAGTGTGGAGGTAATTACTTCGGGGATGATTCTGTATCCGCCCCGGTACTGCACGTCTTCCCAGAGGCTGGGCGCGGTCTCCGGCGTGTTCTGTGCGGTGTCCCAGAGGTCGACGGCGGCTTTTTTGATTTTCCCATGCCAGTTGATGCGCGTGCCTGCTTTGACGAGGCTGCCGTCGCCGGTCAGCGTCCCCAGCAGCTCCGGCGCGAGGCTGATT